AAACCACCTAATGTAGTTTCAGCAGTTCCATATAAATTACTTGGACCAGTCATTTGTAGACCTTGAGCCTCAGCTAAATCTAAACCTGCTTGTGTTTCAGGTGCAAATGGTATTACAGTAGAACCAGGATAATAATCTCTACCTACATCACTAGCATATAATCTTGCAGATTCTGCTAATATATCTGATATATATGGTTCTGCTTCTTCGTAAATACCGCCTGTTATTCCTGTTATTACTGGATCACTTCCTCCGAATGACATATATTAGTCCTCCAACTTTCTTTCTAACAAATAGTGTGTTATTTTATAATTATGTTTTTTAAGTATGCGAGACCATCCTGGTCGAGCATATGTTTCTAAATGGGTACAGCCTTCTATCTTTGCCCAATCTTCTATTACTTTAATTTTATCTTGCCATTGTTTACGATCTTTACCTGTAACAATAAAAAGATTTAAAGATCTAGTATTTGGTCTTTCAATAATCTTAGATACAATACAACCCTGATACTGTTCTTGTTTATCTTTATTCCAAAGAATCCAAAGTTGTGATTTACCTTCATATAAATCTTTACGAACATCATCTAAATTATAATGTCCACCAGAATATTTTAATGCTTTATCTATAGAATCTAAAACAAATGGTTCAACTTCTTTAATATTTTTTGTAGGTATAAGTACAGGTTCTGTCATGTAATTTCTAAATAACTACATACAACATGAAGATCATTTGCATTCTCTGCTTGTATTTTTAATTCTTCATCTGTATTCATAACCAAAGGATTAGTTAATAGTTCAGTAGTTGTTTTAGCAGCTATGTCTTTTTGTTTAAATAAACTAAATACATCATTATCTGTATTAAGTAAAGTAACTGTTATCTCACAAGCATTACTTGCATCATCATTAGAAACAAGTATTGACTTTACTATACTTACAGTTGATTCAGGAGATGTATATAAAACTGTATCATTAGTAGTTGTTAAATCTACTTTACTATTTTTATATGTATGTGCCATTAATCTTTATGTTTAGTTAAGTTAATTATTGCTGCTGCATTTTCTTCTAGTCTTTTCCAAAACTCATCTAATGCATTTGGATGTTCACAAGTTTCACAATCACATAATTCACATTTATGAAAACAATGACAATGATGTTCACAGGTTATGCAAAAAACCATGATACTACCTCTTGATTTTCTACATTATGGTAACGTACTAATTGATTAGTTATATCTTCTGATACTAACTGGTATTCATATGTAGACAATAAAATACCTTCTAAAGTATAAGCAGGATAGTTATAAACATATTCTAAGTTTTGTTTACTAGCCATTATCTACCACCTGTGTAACCACCACCCATAGGATTAGCTCCACCTTGGAAGCCACCGCCACCACCAGTATTATTACCGCCACCAGCTTCAGAACCTGTTCCTGGAGGTCCACCACTGCTAGAACCACCAAAGGGAGAACCACCGCTAGAAGTATTATTATTTTGATTTCCGCCATATTGACTGTCTGGACCACCAGTACCATCTGTACCAGCTCCTGATACACCAGGACCAGTTGGACCAGTTTGGTCACTACCATCACCTTTATCATCACCAGCAAATAATCCAGTAAAGAAACTACTTACTTCATCTACTATATTAAATGGTTTATCTTCTTCTTCTTTTTGTTGAACTGCATACTGTTCTTTAACATTTAAAGCTAATTCATTATATGCATCTTCATTAACTTGTTTAAGATCTTGCATTTTTTCATGATAAGATTTATTTGCATTACCAGTTATAGTATTTAATAATCCAGCTACAGTAAATGGATTACTAACAAAATTATTTAATGTTTTAGCTATTGTTGCATCTATGCCATCAAGCATATTAACTGCACCTGTAGCTGTATTTATTCTATAAGCTACTCCATTAATAACTTCATGAGTTACTGGACTTGGTTGATTTCTATTTCTACCATCTCCACCACCCATAGCTTGTACTGGAATTGTTTGTCCAATAGTACTTTCAATAACAGGATCTGGTTTTACTTGACCAGTATTAGGATCAATTTGACCCAGACCTGCATCATAGATAGTTTCAAATCCGCCAGTACTTGGTAAGAAATCTTGTTGGTCAGTTCTAAATCCTCCCATGTATTCAGGTATAACAGCTTCTGTTGCACCAGTTTGTGGGTTTAATCTAAATTGTACTTGTTGCCCAGGTGCAGTAGCATTTTGAGACATGGCATTAAAACCACCTGAAGTAAGAGCTGACATATTTATAGGTTGTCCTGTTAATGGATCAACTTGTCCTTGATTGCCTAGTAAACCCATAGCATTACTTCTTACATTATTAAAATAGTTATCTTGTGTTCTACCACGTGGATAGACAAGAGATTCATACTTTTGTCTAATTCTATCAAAGTCCATTGGATTACCTATGAGTGCCATTATCTATATCCTTCTTTTATTGCTTCTATATCTATACCTTGTGCATCTGACCATGTAGTGGCTGCAGGTATTTGTAAGTTAAATTTAAAATATCTTGCTGATTTATGAAATGGTATTGTACCTGTTGTATGCATAGCTGTGTTAGCAGTTGTTGAAACAGTATCAGCTACTCTGTTTCTAAAACTTAAAGAACCTGTTGCATCATCAGTATCTATTATTGGTCTAACATGAGTTACTAAAGATCTTTTTTGTGGAGCTAGTTCTGTTTCAGCAGTTCCTATTTCTGCTGCTAAACTATCACCACTAAATGATCCTAACTTATGATCTGTATTTACAACACCTACAGATCTTTGACCCCCTGCAAAAAATGCATCATCAAGAGATATAGTAATAGCATCTATATCATTAGTACCTGCAGATGGAAAATCATCTAATTCTTCTAATGTAAATCCTGCTGTAAGTACATCAACAATTACTTCATGATCTAATTCTACTATAGACCATCTAGCACTAGCTATATGATAAATTAATATTTTATCATTTTGTGTATCTGAGTTTGTACCTGTAGCAGATGGATAAGACCACATAACTAATTTATTTAAATGATCGTAAGATGCTCTTACTCTTTCTCTTTTAGCAAACTTTAAATCATTATAAAAGAAACGATCTACTTTATTTGCACCAATAGGTTTAGCACTAGAACCATCAGTAACATAAAAACCATCTTCAGATAGAAAGTAAACCATGTTACCTACTTGTATAATATTCTTACCTTGTACAGCTCCTCTATTATCTTCTATTCTTCTAAAAGAAAATACAACATTACCACCTCTATAATCCATTCTAGTAATACGAGACTCTTGAAATATCAATCCAAATTGTCCACCAGTAACTCCTGTAATAACTCCACCTTCAGGTAGTGTTTCAGAGTCAGCCTGGTTAACACCTGCTGTCCAAGATGTAGGACTATTAAAGCTAGTCCATTGTACTTTGTTTTGTGCTGTAGGTTGAAATCCTGTTACTACAAAATTACCTATAACTGCAGCGTGTCTAAATGTAGGAGGTGATCCTGCAAGAGCTGCAAAGTCTGTTGACCCATCTAGTGTCCATGCTTGAGGTGCATTAGCTCCATTAAAAGCAATAACAACTTCACCAAATCTGATGAAATCCCAATAGCCATTAGTATCTGTACTAAATGTAGTACCACCACTTTCATCTACAAAAGCATTAGATGTTAGCTTGTATAGTTTGGTTGCATCACCAGCAAATATAGATACAACTCCGCTATCAGACTTAAAAGCTTTAGCACCTTGCGTTCTTGCATCAGTTGCGTTACTAGAAGTAACAGATATATTTTTAAATGGTCTATAACTATTTACAGCAGGAAATACATTCTTAGCTTGTGTAGAGCCAGGATTCATATGATCTGGTAAATCAGGTAGCCATTCTCCAAAAGGTAATTGCATTATTTTACGTTATCAAAATTGTTAATATTAATACCTGATCTTTGTATTAATGGTGTACCATTATATTTATCTAGATCATCTGCATCTTCAACTTGTTTAATAGCACCTTCATATTGTGCTTTAAATTGTGCTACAGATTGTTGATCCATACCTCGTAAGAATGTAGAGGCAAAGTATAATGCACCATATAAATAAACATCAGGATGATTAGTTAGTATATGATTAGTAGTTGTAGAACTATCTAAAGCATCAAAGGCTTTGTAAAAAGTTAATCTTGCTG